GGTGGTCGTTCAGCAGCCCCGCAGCGCTTCCCCGCCCCGCCCCGCCCCGCGCCAATCCCAGGGCAATGCGGATAATTCCCTGCGAAACGGATACGCTGCGATTTCACACAGCGTGAGCGGCGAAACGGCCGCCATCGGCCTCGGATTCCTCCTCGCCGGCCCCGCCGGGGCGATCGTCGGAGGAGCAGCACTGCCCGTCCTCGTCGCCACCTCCATGTGGCGCGCACGGTGCCGCGAGCACGACGAGAACACCAACAGCGGGACCACCCAGAGCGGCCCCGGAAGGTCGGACTCGGGCCGTGACCGTTCAGGCTCGGGCGGCGGACGCGGGAACGGATCCGGAGGCAAGCACCGGTCATCCAACGGATCGGTCGAGAACGGCCGGCACAAGACGCCGAAGGGCCCGGGGAACGGCAGCGGCACTGGTCTCGGAGGCGGAGGGAAGAACCGCAAGCCGAAGGTGAAGGACCCGGTCGCCGACAAGCTGTCCAAGGCTGGCAAGGACCTCGCAAACAAGCTCAAGAACCGCGACAAGAACAACGGCAGCGACAAGGCAGGCAGAGGCGACAAGCACGGCAAGAACACGGCCGGCGGCGACACGAAGGACCCCAAGGGACCAAAGACGCCGAAGGCCCGGAAGGACCACACCGGCGACTACCCGGACGACCGCCGGTGGCGCGGCCGCGGGCACAAGGACAAGCCCGAGAAGCCGAAGAACGACAAGCGCCGAAAGGGAAGCAAGGGCGGCGACACCTCAACGGCAACAGCACCCGACGGCCTCGACCCCAAGGGACCGAAGGGCGGCACAGACCCGGTAGAAGACCGGATCAAGCTCGTCAAAAAGCACCGCGAGCGCAACCGCCGCCGCCACGCAATCAAGGCCGGCAAGCGGGCCGAGAAGGACGCAGCACGCGACGGCACCCTCGGCGACCCGCTCAAGGTCAAGCTCGAGCGGATCCGGACCGAGAACCAGCGGATCGACCTCGAACTCGACCGCGCAGAACAAATGCTCGCGCTCGCAGCAGCGACCGAGCAGCGAAGGAGCACCCCCGTGACCTACCCCGTAGCCACGACCCAGCCCGCGGGAACCAGCACGCCCGGTGTCGCGGTCGCCCGACAGATCGACGTACGCGGCACCATCGCCTACCGAATCCTCGTCGCCATGGCGGAACAGCTCGCCAACGGCCTCCACAACGATGCCGACGCCGACATGGCAGATCACGTCATCGAACTCGGCGGCATCCCCGCCATGTGCCGCAACCTGGCCCTCGCCGTCCGTGAAGCCGCCAACGCTCTCCAGAAGACCGCGCCGCTCCACCCCTCGGTCATCAAGCACCTCAACAACGCCGCCGTGTCCGCGCTGACCGCCGCCCGTATGGCCGACACCATCATCGTCGTGTTCGTGCAGGCGCACCGGCAGGACATCTACCGCGTCATGGAACCCCGCCTCGGGGAGGAGCGGTGGAACATCCGCAACGCCGCGGGCACCCTCGACGCCGCCAAACTCCGGGCAGCGATCATGTCGTCCGGCCAGAAGCGTCTCGCTCTCCCCGCCGGCAACAGCACCAACACGGCAACACCCAGCCCGGCCGGGAAGCTCGTGCCCGCTTCCGGCGAACACACCAAAAAGCTGATCAACGTGATGAAAGGCTTCGACCGCGGACACATGGTCAACTGCCTGTCCGAAGTCGCAGGCTCCGCCGCCGGAGTCGAAATCGTCGCCGACTCGATCACCAAGCTGTACCGGCGCATGGCCAACACCTGGCCCACCGAGGACGTCGTCGATGACACCGTCCGCGCGACCGCCTCCAAGGTGAAGAACGTCGCGTCCGAGCTACGGAAGGCCATCAAGGCCGCGCAGCGGGCCCACCAGCGAGAACTGCGCCTGAACGCCAAGCCCCGCAAGGGAGCGAACGCCGAGAAGAAGTGGGACGTCGCCCGAGGACGCCAGGGCTAAGACCCGGAAAGGAGACGCACGCCATGACCAAGACAGACATCCCCCCGGGTTTCGAAACCCTGTCGGACAAGCCCAAGCGGTGGGACTTCAGCCGCGACGCCGTCACCCCCGGCCGCCTCACCGCCTGGGGCGCCGAGCTCGCCTGCGCCAGCGCACTCATCGCCCCCCTCGCCGACATCCCGTGGGAGGCTGGCGCCACCGCCGGTGTGGTCTGCACGGGCGCAGCCGTCCTGTACGAGAAAGCCCGCGGGTCATGGCGCCGCGTAATGGTGGCGCGCGCCTCGTCGTGGCTGGCCACCACCGGATGGCTCTCTTACGCGCTCGCCACCCGACCGACCCTGATGACGATGGCGGTCGGCGTCACCGTGTGGGGCGCCGGCGCAGCCGTGAACCTCGGCATGGACAAGTGGGGTGAGACGACACGCGAGGCCGAGGCCGAGCTCGACCGCCGTCTCGCCGAAGGCGAGCAGATCAAAGCGGCGCAGGACGGCTGGGCGAAACTCCTGTACGACATCTGCGGCATCGAAGGCGCCGTCGCCGACCCGATCGTCGACCGATGGCCCTCCGGCGCCGGCGAAACCGTCAAAGTCACGCTCCCGGCGCACATGAACATCGACGCCCTGCGCGGATACGAAGCCGAACTCGCCGGGGCCCTGCACCTCCCGAAGGGCGGCGGCGTCTCCTTCTCCGCCGGCGGCCCCGAGGTGCCCCGCAACGTCGTCTTCATCGCCATCACCCGCAAGAACATGATGGCCGGCGCTATCCCCTACCCGAAGCTCACCCCGACCACCATCAACAAGCCCGTCGCCTTCGGCGTCCTCGGCAACGGCCAAGAAGCCGCCCTCAACCTCAAGGACGAAGGGTTCATCGCCATCGGCGCCCAGGGCTCCGGCAAAACAGCCTTGATGAAGGCCCTCGGTCTCGGCCTGATCCGCTGCATCGACGCCCTCGTGTGGGACATGGACACCTCCGCCAAGATGTCCGCCGTCTTCATCAACCCCTACCTCCGCTACGGCATCGGCGTCCCCCTCATCGACTGGCCCGCCACCAACGAAGACGAATGCCGCCTCATGGTCCAAGCGGCCCGCGCGATCATCGCCGCCCGCAAGACCGAATACGCCGACCTCCTCGAAGACGAGGACATCGACAACCTCCCCGCACGTCCCGAAATCCCCGCCATCCACATCCGCATCGACGAGACAAAGTCCATGCCCGACGACGTCCTCGAAGGCATCGACTTCATCATCGAAGAAGGCCGCTCCGTCAACGTCCGCGTCTCCAACACCGGCCTGCGCGCCACCCGCGACTACATCACCGCAGCCATGGACGAACTCACCCCCGGCCGCATCGGTCTGCGCACCAACAACGCCAGCGAGCTCGACATGCTGTTCCCCGGATACGGCGCCCCCGACATGGCGATCTTCACCGACCCCGGAACCGTCGTCTACATGAGCGCCACCAAGGGCCCCTTCCAGCCCACCCCAGCGAAGGCTTACGCCACCATGGCCGAAGCCTTCGACCAGGGCAGCGCCGATCACCAGCGCATGCAGACCCTTTTCATGGACGCCGCCCGCCAGCTCTCCAGCATCCGCCCCGAACTCGACGAAGTATCCGCACGCGCCGCCGGCCTCGCCTACGGACAGCGCTGGGCCCGCTGCATCCCCAACCTCCGCGGCGACGCCCACGGAAACGTCGGCCCCGACCGCATGCACGAATCCGTGTGGGAGCTCTACCGGTCCTGGCCCGCACCCGCCCCCTACGACGTCCTCCTCGGCCACTCTTTCGACGACGACGCCCCTGCCCACGGCCCGGCCATGGAGATCCCCCGCCTCACCGAGGCGATCCTCGACGACGCCGCCCTCGAGCGGGCCGCCGCCCAGGACGCCGCCATCGAACTCGCCAAGACCCAGGTCACCCCCAAGACCAACGACCAGCTCGCCGTCGACCTCTTCGCCACCATCGGCCGCCCCGCCAAGCCGTCCGAGGTGTACCCGCTGATGGTCAAGGCCGGCTACACCCTGTCCGACCGCACCTTCCGGGACCTGTGCACCAAACTCGCCCTGCACGGAAAGCTGCTGAAGGGGGATGATGGAACCTACGCGGCCCCCAGCGGTGAGGACCCCAGTGGACGAGTTCCCGGATCTGAAGATGACCCCGATGGACGAAGCGATGGCACACATGGCTGAGCTGATCGCCAGCCTGCAAAGGGCTGGCCTCAGCGAGCGCGCCGCCGTGCGCTTCGCCGCCATCTACTTCGCCGAGTCGTCCAGCAGCGTCGAGGACGACGACGACTGAACCACCCTGCGACCAGGAAAGCCCCCGGGTCGTACCCGGGGGCTTTCTCTATCCCCTGCCCCGCCGCCCTCACCGCCGAAGGAACCCCAGCCGTGAACATCCACCTCACCAACCCCCTCCAGCCGCCCACCGCGCCCGCCATGGACGACCAGCGCATCGACCGCATCGCCAACGCTTTCAACCAGGCACTCAACGAGGCCACCGCCACGCCTACCGCCTACAAGGACCCCACCCCCGTGCCCGCCATCGGCAGCAACCCGCCCGTACCCCAGCCAGGCCGACCGCCCATGTCCCAGCGGGCCACCGACACCAGCGCGATCATCCTCTCCGCCGGCCTGGCCTCTCTCCCCGTCGGAGCGGCAGCCACCGGCATCCTCTGGGCCTCCGGCCACGCCGACCCCACCGTCATCGGCCTCATCTGCGCCGCCCCCATCGGCCTGGCCGTGCCGATCCTCGCCCTGTCCCGGCTCGCCAAGCGCGCCAAGGAAACCGTGGAAGCGGCCCCCGCCGAGATCCACCAGCACTACACGGGAACCGTCATCCAGGACCAGCGCAGCCTGAACACCACCACCCGCGGGATCGTCGCCCACACCCGCAACCAGATCCCCCGCTGAGCCGCAACAACCGGCCAGGGGGAAGCGCCTCGGACAAACCCTCGAATCTACGGCAGCATCAAGGTGTCGGCCCAGCCCCGGTGTCCCCGCGCCCAACTGGGCCGACACACCATGCATATATCCACCCCCCTGGGGCAACAGCACCCCAGACCAGCTCGGCCCCGCCAACCCCCAGCAGACGGACCGAGCACCAAACGGCCCCGCAGCGCCTTCCCCCAGCGCTACGGGGCCGTCCCACGCTCAGCCGTAGTAGTCGTCCGTGTACTCCGGACCACCCGGCTCGTCCTCACACCCCTCATACCGCTCCGGCGCCCCATGCGTCAGCACCAGACCATACGACTGCGGCACAAAACCACACCCCTTGTCCGTCCACCGGCCGGCCGCCACAGTCCACACAATCAGCAGCACCAACACACCGATGATCTTCTGCGTACGGGACGGCCTCCACCCGCGTCTCTGCACTTCACTCATGCCGCGCAGCATGCCCGAGCCCCTGGGCAGGGGGAACAGAACACCGAAAATCGGCGATCATCCGTAACAAGGCGCGGGGCCTGGACAACCACACAAACAACCGAGCGGGAGCCCCACCGCCATGGGATGGTCAAAACTCAAGCAGGACGAAGTCGCCGTCCGCCGCACCGCGCTGCTGAAGCTGCGCCGTGAAGGCGTCCGCTACGACGACCCGCGCATCGAAGCCCTCGGCTACGCCAGCCCCAACGCCGCCCGCAAAGACCTCGTCCGCGCCCTCGAAGCACACCGCGACGAAGAAGCCGCCGAGGTCAGCGTCTACCGGCAGCAGGAAAACGAACGCCTCGACGCCCTCCTCGAAGCCGCCTGGCCCCGCGCGACACAGCCGTCCCCCGTCTTCGACAAGGAAGGCAACGTCATCGGCGAGGAACTCGACATGAGGGCCATCGACACTGTCCTGCGGCTCATGGACCGCCGTGCCAAGCTCAACGGCCTCGACGCTCCCGGACGCACCGAACTGTCCGGGCCCGGCGGCGGCGCTGTACCCCTCGGCACGGGCTCCCTCGCCGAACTCAACGCGCTGATAGCGCTCAACACGGCAGACGACGACCCGGGCCCCGCGGCCCCCGGAGACGACCAGGAGGAGGACCCAGCGGGTGACCACGGCGACTGACGACCTCCTCGAGGACGCCATCCTCTCCGAGTACCGGTCCCTGCCCGTCCCCGAACGGCAACGCATCGTCCGCGCCGCCCGCCCCGAAGTGCGGCTGCGCCTCGCCTGGGTCGAACGGCAGATGGCCATGGACCGGGCACCGGGCGGACTCGCCGCCGTCCTGACCGAGGGACGGGAGAAGCAGGCACCGCACCTGGACATGATCGACGACGTGTTCCGGCGTATCGCCGCAGGTGAGCGCCTCCAGGTGATGATCACATGTCCACCTCGACACGGGAAAAGCCAGCGCGCGTCCCGATGGGGGCCGCTGTGGTACCTGCGCCGCAACCCCACCGCCCGCGTCATGCTCGCCTCCTACGGTGCCGACCTCGCCGACGACCACGGCCGCTGGGTCCGTGACCAGCTCCGCGAGCACGGCGAGACCCTCGGGATCCGCCTCAACCCAGCCTCCCATGCCGCGAGCCGCTTCGACCTCGAAGCCCCACGGAACTCAAGCGTGCGCGGCGGCATGGTCACCGCTGGCGTCGGCGGCTCCTTGAACGGCAAAGGCTTCTCGCTTGGGATCATCGACGACCCGTTCAAGGGCTCCGACGATGCCAACAGCCCGACGCAACGCAACCGCGTCTGGGACTGGTACCAGTCGGTCTTCTACACCCGCCGCGCCCCCGGTGCCTCCATAGTTCTGATCAACACCCGCTGGCACGAAGACGACCTCTCCGGCCGCATCCTCGCCACCGAACCCGAAAACTGGGTCCTCATCGACCTACCAGCCGTCGCCCTCTCCACCGACGACCCTCTTGGACGATCGCCAGGCCAAGCCCTGTGGCCTGAGCAATACGACGAAGAAGAACTCGCCCGCACCCGCCGAGCCGTCGGCGAACGTGTCTGGTGGGCGCTCTACCAACAGCAACCCAGACCTCTCGAAGGCGGCGTCTGGCAGTGGGCCTGGATCACCAGCAACCGCGTCAGCCCAGCAGCGTTCCGCGGCGTCGACCTCACCCGCAGCATCGTCGCAATCGACCCCTCCGGAGGAGCCGGCACAGCCAACGACGAAACCGGCATCATCGCAGCAGGCAGAGGCACAGCAGGGGAGCTGTACCTCTTCGCTGACCGCTCAGGCCGACACGGCGCCAATAGCTGGGGACTCGAGGCATGCCTGCTGGCACTCGACAGTGATGCAGACGCCTTCGTCGTGGAGACGAACTTCGGTGGAGACATGACCCGCCAAGTTCTCATCCAGGCATGGCAGGAGCTGGAGCGAGCCAGCCGCACTGGTAGCAGGCCCATGCCCAGAGTGATTGAGGTCAATGCCAAGCAAGGCAAACGACTGCGGGCAGAGCCCATCGCTCAGCTCTACGAGCAGGGCAGAGTCCACCATGTGGGTGAGTTCGACACTCTGGAGCGTCAGATGGTCACTTGGGTACCGGGCATGGACTCACCAGACCGCATGGACGCAGCAGTGCACGCGCTGACAGAGCTCGCAGACCCGTCCTCAACTGGTCTGGGCAGTGACAGCTACAGCGACCAGCGGCTGCGAGGACGCAGGTGAGAGCAGCCTGACCAGGCACTTTAGAAAGTTTGGGCGATGTGAATTGCACAACTTTGGTGCCGGGAAAGTTTGCGTCGATGACGATTTGGTGTCGCGCGAACTGATTTCGCTGCACTGAAAGTGCAGCGCCGTACGACCAACTTGCCTACAGTGTGCGTACGGCCAATCTGCGTAGATGGGCCAACAACAGGACCGGCGGCCGACCTGGATGGCCGACCGCCGGGGGCGACGGTAGCCGTCAGGCGTGGAACGAACTGATCCACTGGGTCAGATCCAGCTGCAACTGGATCAATGCGACCAAGAGGAGCAGGAGCTCCACGTCTGACGGCTTCTCGTTTCCGAGCACCACGTACCTCTTCTCCTGTGACACCCGCCAGCCAAGAGCTGACTGACGGGGACCGGAAGCTTCCCTCCGATCTAGATCCGGAAGGCGGGCGAGGTCCGCAGAGCCGTGCGCGTGGGACCACTCTAGGACGCCCCAAGGGCAACAAGTGGCTATCCAGCGGAAGTTGCGCATCTATCGGAGGGCCCTTGGAATGCATATCGCAACAAATGGGCGCATAGAGATCGAGACGACCTCCTGCTGAGCCACGCTAAGTAACAGGCGCAACCGGGCCTGGTGGCTTACTCGATAGGTGCCCGTTCGGACAGCAGATCCCGAGCGGGCGCGTGACCGGGGGAAACCGCGCCCATCGAACCTCTACCCTGATCACAAGGCGCGGGGCCTGCCAACACGGCAGTGGTGTCTGCTGTAGGAGGAGCGGCGGTGGGCCTTTTGACCCGCGCCAAGGCCGTTGTCATCGACGCGTGGTCCTGGCTCAACTACAAGCCGATCTACTCCGACCCCCGAGGCATGCCCTACCGGCGGGCCTTCCCCGAGGCCAAGGCCACCTGGGTCCCCGCCGCGGACGAACGACGCCTCGCCGCGTACAAGGTGCTCGCCGCGTACGACAACAACCAGGCCGCCGAGCTCGCCGAACTCCGCGACGGGCCCGAAGCCCGCGAGAAGCGCGAGTTCGGCGACCCCAGCATGTTCGTCGACACGATCCTCGCCCACGTCCTCGGGCGTGAGCAGCACATCACCGTCCCTGGCGCCGAGAACGCCGGCACCACCGGCAGTCAGGGGGAGCCGGCGACCGCGATGGCGGAGCGGGTGCAGACCCTGCTGCGGGACTGGGCCGACACCGAGCTGCTGCCCATGCGGATCCAGCAGAGCGAACGCAAAGCCGTCAACCTCGGCGACGGCGTGTACCGGCTCGCGTGGGACCCCGCCAAGCGCCGCGTCACCGTCCGCTCCATCGACCCAGGCTTCTACTTCCCCGTCCTCGAGGAAGACAACGACGGCGAGTACCCCACCCGCGTCCACTTCGCGTGGGAACTCGCCGAAGACACCCGCCGCGGCCTGAAGGCACGCATCCGCCGCATCACCTACGAACTCGCCCCCATCGGCGCCCCCACCTCACCCAGCACCGACACCGACGGCCGGCCCGTCCGTACCCCTGTCACCGTCGAGGGGCCCGAAGGCGAGCCGATACCCGTCGTCGGCCCAGGCGACACCGTCGACCCGGACACCGGGACCGTCACCCGCCTCTACCCGTGGAACGACACCCCCAGCACGGTCACCTGCTACCTCACCGACGCCACCTGGAACCTCGACGACCTCAAGGGGGACTACGACGTCGACTCCCTGCCGATGGCGAAAGCCTCGTACGCGGTCCGCTCCGACGGCGAGGTCCTGGACCGTCTCGACCTGCTGATCGATTTCCTGCCGGTGATCCACGTCCCGAACACCGTCCCGGACGCCGAAGAGCACTGGGGCCAGTCGTCCCTGGCGAAGGTGCTGCAAGTCTTCGACGAGTTGGCGTCATCGGACACGGACTCCTCCCGCGCCTCCGCCACCACCGGCCTGCCCATGCTCGCCGTGTCCGGCGTCACCGACTCCCGCTCCCAGATGGCCGTCGAACCCGGCGCCGTGTGGAAGCTCGGCGACACCGGCAAGCTCACCGCGGTCGACACCAGCCCGGCGCTGCGGGAGCTCCGCGAGCACGTCCACGACCTCTCCAGCCGTGCGGCGACCGTCGCCCGTCTCCCCGCCGTCGCGCTCGGCACCCTCGACCCGACGAAGGCGCCCTCCGGATACGCCCTCGAAGTCTCTTTGGGCCCGCTGGACTCCCTCATCGGCAGCATGCGCCTGGCCCGCGACCACAAGTACGCCCTGCTGCTGAAGATGGTGCAGCGTCTCCACATGGCCGGGCAGCACCCCGACTGGGCCGGCATCACCGTACAGCCCGCCAAGCTCGTGTTCGGCCCGTACAAGCCGACCGACCGCAACGGCATCCTCACGATGGTCACCCTCGGCGTGGAGAAGGGCGTCTTGTCCAAGGAGACCGCCATCCGCATGCTCATCGAGGCCGGGTTCCCCATCGAGGACGCCGAGGACGAACTCCGCCGGATCGACGCCCGCTCCTTCGCCGACGCCCGCGCACTGGCCGACGCGCTCGGCAACGTCGAGGAGGTCGCCGCGTTCCTCGGCCGGGAAGCCCCCAACGAACCCGAGACGCCTCCTGTGCAACTCCCGCCCACCGAGGACGACGATCCCGAGGACGACGAAGAGGTGCCCGGACAGGAGCCGCGGGGGAGCAGGGGGAACACGGCGTGAGAAATGTGCTGCACTTGGATCTAGGCGCGGGGCCTGAACTGTCCATGGGAGGACTGTCTGTAATGCGTGCCCCCGCGCAGCACCGCCGCCCCGGCCACACCGCCGCCCACGGCTGGGCCCATCCCTACACGGGCATCGAGGCCCTCGCCACGTTCTACAACGACGGCGGCGACCCGCCCCCCCCCGCGGACAACCCCCCGAAGCGCA